GAGCAAAGAAACTGTAGGCAAAGAGTTAAACTTTACTATGGAAGTAGATGCGGATACCGGTAATACATATCACGGTGATGCAGATTACTTAGCATGGCAACAGTCCTGTGAATCCGTAACACTTGAACTTAACCAGTTAGATGATGCAATACATTCCGGATCTTCAAGTCCCGATTTATCTATGAGTAAACTAATGGGACTTGGCAACCTTAGTGGTACCTCACGTCGTTTTATGTTGATTGATGCAGAGATTAAGGCATCTGAACAAATGGAGATATTCGGCCCGGCAGTTCAACGTACAGTGGCAATAGTTCAGGCTGGAATGGCTAATATTACGCACACTAAATATGCATCGCAATTAAATGATAACTACATTGAGGTTGAGTTTGGTAGCATTCTTCCACAAGATCTAGCTGAAGAACTCAAGAACCTTGAAACTGCTTCTCAATTCAATAGCAAGGAAACGATTATAAAGAATTCACCATACACTGACGATGTGGAAACAGAATTGAATCGTAAGAAGCAAGACGAAAAAGAGACTGCACAGAATAATTCATTTATTGGAGCAACTTTATAATCTATGCCCGGACTTTCTTTCTACGATAAACAACATATACAGAAAATTGCTGCACAGCAGGCCGTAATAGCTAATATCTTTAATCAATTTATTCTTTCTGTTTCCCCGTATCTCCATAAATGGTCTGATGCGGGGAAAAATAACGTATGGATACATAATCAGAGAATAGAGAGTGCAGTTGACCGAGAACTGCTGAATCTTGAATCAATGCTATATGCTAATATCTCTGCATTTCAAAAGGACGGTTGGGAACGAGCAGAAAGAAAGAATGATGATTTTATTTCCCAGTTCATCAAGGGAATGTCTATTTCCAGTGCAACGAAAGATGGTATGTTCGCTCATAGCTTATCTGCATTTGAAGCGCTAAAGAACGATATAGATGCTAACGGATTCAAGTTATCTGATAGAGTTTGGAACATTACGCAACAAACGAAATCGCAACTCGAATTCTATCTTGATAGTGGCGTAGTTGCCGGACGTAATGCAAACGGAATCAGTAGCGATATACGGCAAATTTTGCAAAATCCCCAAAAACGCTTTCGCAGGAT